ACTGAAATCATCTAAAGAATCAAACCATCTCATTTCAACTTCTTTTAAAGAATCAATTCCAAAAAAATCAGAATTGTATTTCTTACCAAGTAGTTCCATAATTTCAGATGTATTTACTTTGAAATCATCAGATACTGATATTTCTAATGTTACTTTTTTCATTTTGTTTTCTCCTTTTGTTTTTTGTATTGATACTTGTATAAGTATCTATCAGCTCTCCAGTAGAGAGCTGTTAGATAATTACTTGTCTTGATAAAACTCAACAGCAAGTGGAGCACATGTATTGCAAAACAATCCATAAGCCATTAGGAAGAATGCAGAAGGTGGAGCATATCCTTTGCTCTCATCTATCTTCTCTCCATAATTTGTAGAATCTAATTGCACTTCACAATTTTGATTTCCACATGTTGTCTCATGCTTGATTAAGTTTTTGTAATTTACTTCTGGTCTAAAAGTAGCCATTGTTTTCTCCTTTTGTATTTAGTAGGAACTGATTGTTCCAATCTGCCCACCAAGTAGATGAGCAGTTTGCAAAAATCTTTTTTGATTTTAGTTTCCTTTCCTCGAGAGCGGTTCTCATTTTGATTTCGGTAGTCAGCCCCAGTTTTGCGATACTGGCTCGAGCCTATGTCTCAAAGTCTTTTTTCACTTCTCTTCAATTTGGCTTATTTTCTGTCTGGTTAGCTTTCCAGTTTCCCAAGCTGTCTCTCTTGGTATGTAATAAGTATATCATAAATCAAAGATTAGCAATTATTAATTGTAAAAATATAAAAAAAAGCATACAAAAGAGCCAGTGTTTATAGGGTTTAAATTAGGGTAAAATATTTTTTTATTTTTTTTTATTTTTTTTGTGATTTTTAGCCGAAAAATGCCATAAGACCTGTCAATGAAACCACTCCAGCAGTTACCCAACCAAAGAGCTCTTGCCTTCCAACTTTGCCAGAGACTTTGTCTTCCAAGTCATCAATCCTATCATGCAATCTATTCTGACCATCAATGAGAAGTTGGAGCATCTCTTTTTGGGTGTAGCCATTGCCATTAGAATTCATTTTCTAAATCCTATTGTCAGTAACCAGATTGCTAATGTGATAAGTGTTGCAACTAAAGTTATGTCTCTAGCCGAGCCACTTAATGTGAGAACTGCAATCGCCAGACCAGATAAAGTCCAGCTCAGATTCAATGTCTCTTTGATTGCTGTTACCAACCAATCCCATAATTTTTTAATCATACTTCTCTTCTCAATAGTGCCAGTGAAGCAACCCTAACTAAAATTGTTGGCACGATTACTTCTTGTGCTTTTTCCTTCTGGTCAGTAGTTAAGTCTGCTCCAATCTCACTTATCTTTATATCTTGTAAATCGATATCTATAATAGCACCAATCGGGTCAGCTACGAATTCTTCAAACTGAATCTCTACAACAACATCAGCAAGAGTATATGGAAGGATAGAATCATCTGCGTTCTCTACTGCTCTCTCTACGAATACTTCAACAGCTTCTGCTATAACTTCATCTTCTTTAGCTTGCTCTGCAATTATCTCGACATCTTCTTTTGCAGTCTCTTCATCAAATCCCAGAACTTCTCCAACCACTTCCTTCTGTTCATCATCAAGCTCTTCTATTTCTTCAACTGCTTTTTCTACAACCTTAGCTACAACTTCAATAACATCTTCGCTAACTTGTTTAAGATTCTCCACTCTGACATCAGCAACTTCATCAAGTATTTCGACAACTTGCTCTGTCTCCAGCTCTTCCACATACTCTTCAATTATTTCTTCCTTCTCTTCTTCAGAGATATCTTCTGCCACTACTGGAGCTTTGACTATCTCTTCAACTTGCTTTACTTCTTCTTGTATCTCTTCTTCAGATAATTCTTCTACTGGCTCTTCGTTATCTCTTCCACCCACTTCTTCTTGTCTATCTGGGATAGTATCCACAACTTCATCTTCTTCAAATACTTCTTCGATAGGTTCTTCATCTTCTTTAATAGGTTCTTCAATTTCTTCTTCATCTAAAATCTCCTCTTCAATAATTATTATTTCTGGTAGTTCAATAATTTCTACCTCTATCTCGAACTCTTCTTCTATCTGTTCAATATCAATTTCAATTTCTTCTTTAACAAATTCATCTTCTTTGATGGGTTCAATATCTTTATCTTCATCTTTATCGACCACATCAGATACCACATCATCATCTTTAGGAAGCTCTCCTTCGGTATCTGGTTCTTCTTCATCAATCTCTATTATAATTTCTTCTTCTTTATCTTCTATAAGCGAATCATTGTAAGCTGGGCAGTCTCCACGAAGAAGGGCAATATCAGTGATGTAGCAACCCCACTTATCTTCATTAGCTTTACGCTCACTATCTCTCTCAACAGTTCCATCTTCTACTTCTTCTTTTGTGTAATTAGATTCTGAACCATCTTCATTCACAACAACATATAAAGTAGTTGTAGTTGTTGGTGGTGGTTCTGGTTCTGGCTCTGGTTTAGGAGCTGGTGGTAATGTAGTTGTAGTTGGTGGCACATATTCAGTAGTCTCAAAATTATTACTATCTCCATTCGCACAAGATTGATTATTTTCTAAATCCCCACAAGATGCCATCTCCCAATAAAAAGTACCAGTCTGAATAAAAGATTTATCTAAGGTATAAGTTCTTGCATCTATATCATTAATAACAACTCTTGTCCAAGTTTGATTATCGTAACTGTAATTAATATGAAACTCTACAACATCTATTTCTCCAGCTTCATATTCCCAAGAAAAATAAACATCTTCCCCACCATAATTTACAGATACATTAGTTGGAGCATTCGGAGCAGTGAATGGTACAGTGCTTGAAGTCGTACTAGAGCTCGTTGTAGAGCTGGTTGTAGTTGTTGTGGTAGAAGTATCGTTACAAGTGCTACTAGGTGCAGTCCAGTTCTCTGAACTTACGAATGGCTCTTGATTAGGAATAGTTATAGTTTGCTCAGCTGTTAATGTACTAAAGCTGTTATCAGTATCATTATCTGCACGAATCTTAGTTCTAAAAGTACCATAAGGATTCTCAAAGTAAGTTTGTAAATCTTCTAAAGAGAAAACATGATATTGCCAAGTCAAGTTTGTGCCATGACCAAAAGAAGTAGAGATACAAAATGCAGTTGAAGTATCTAATGCACTATCGCTTATATCAAACCATATTGTGTATTTCTCTGGTGGGCTATCTTCAAAGCCATCAGAAGAATATATTCCAATGGTCAAGTCTCCAGTTGAAGTATCTAAAGCAATCGACTGGTCATAAGGTGGTTGTGTTGGCACATGGTCAGCGAACACTGGAGAAGGTGTAATTAAAAATAGAACTAAAAGATAATTAAATAGTTCGTTAATCCTTCTCGCCACATCTATTTATCTCCGCAACAACCGCTACCGCAACAATCCATTACTTACCTTCTTCGAATGTGTATTTTGGCTTGGCTTGTTCTAGCCCATTTTGAATTACGCTCAAAGCTGATGACATGAATGCCACGCCAATTAGCTCAATCATGTTTGCATCTATGATTCCACTTGAGTTAGCAAGATACAAAGAGATTGCAGATTGTAGTCCAGTTCTGAATGCTTTACTTAAAATAAATTTCCAATATTCTTTATTTTTCATAATCTCCTATTCTTCTTCATGCATCTTACCACCAATTTGCACGACATTATAATTTCGACAATTTTTATTCATGCAAGAGTAAGTCGGCTTGGTATTTACTAGATTGTATTCCAGTGGTTGATTGCAAGTAGGGCAGTTAATTATCAAGTAATATTTTTAACTGTGAATACTGCACTCCTTAAGTTTTTTAGTTCTTTTAATATTTTGTCAAACTTATCATCAATGACTTTTGTTAAGACAACATCTTCAGTATGTTTGTTAGATAATTCTTTTTTCCCCAGATTTATGTCAGAGTATTTGATTGTAACTTTTTCTCCAGCAAGCAAAGCATCTCTGACTTTTGGATACATCTTTTTATATGCATCTCCAGAGCCACCAACAAATCCATCTTTGCCTTTATCTAAATCTTGTTGGGTCTCTCCTACAAGTAAGCAACCAGCTGTATGTTCATCTGTATTACCAGTGTGAATAAGAATGTATTTAAAGTTTGGTACATCTTGAAGCTCCAACATTCCTTTATGCCAGTCAGCTCCATAGCGTGATGTATATTTAGAATCAAAACCACCAACTGTTCTGAACTTAATTTCATATTCTCCAAGTGGTATTGCAGTTTCCTTCATTACCTTAGCTCCATCTCTTACTTGGTCTTCAAGAGTAAAGCACTCAAAGACTCCATCAATAAAGAGCATGCCATTGGTCGAATCAGAACCAAACTGAGTTCGTACTACATCAAGTTTCATATTTCCAACTTTCTTATTATTTATATATTAATGTTAAATTTTATTCGTTTCTTGCATAACCTAAATAACTTTTAAGTAATGCTCTGTATTCTTTTTTTGCTAATGATATTGAACGCCCATCATATAAATCGTGATGTAACTTACACAACATAGCTACATTATCTATATCGTATTTTCTTGTTTTAGAACCGCCCATACCAATATCAACCAAGTGTGCCATCTCTAGTCTTTGATTGTAATTATTACAATCTGCCCATTCGCATCTGTTATTGGCTCGTTCTAATGCAATTTCTCGCATTCTTTGGAGTTCTGTCAATTATTCTGGTTTTGGATTGTCAGCTTTGACTTGTGCTATATGGTCTTTCCAAGTTGTTGTGTCGTTTACTAAATCCCAGTACTGCATGTCAAGCTGTGAAGCCAAATCTCCATACGCTTCTTGCCTAGCTTGAACATAACCAAACTGTTGTTCTTGCCACTTGCTGTTACCTAAATCAGTTTTAGCTTGTGCATAATCAGCTTCAGAAATCTCCATACGCTCATTATTAACTTGTTTGTACAATGGTTTAGCATCTTCAATCTCTTGGTCTGCTAACGCTTGTAGTTCTTCTTGTGTTGCCATAGTTCTCCTATCTTACTATATATTTCTTATACTTACTTCTTTAAACATTAATCCTTTTTCAAGCCATACAAAATGAATTTTCCACTTGTAAAGTCCACAGAACTTTCCCAA